CCCCCCCCTTTGTACAGCTAGTATACTTAATAAGTAATAACTCTCGGGCGTGAGCCTAAAACTAAATAATGAATCCACAAGATACAAAACTTCAAAGAATACTAGACTTAGCAAAGGTTGCTGATACTCTTACTGCTACCCAAGCAAAGCAATTTGTAGAACTTTTGGTCAATCTTACAAACAAGCAAAAAGAAGAGCTTGTCTCAAAATCAAACGAATTTGCTGATACTGTATCTCAAGAAACATATCGCAAACTAAATGAGGCAATTGCTATTATCTCTGAAAAGCACAAAGATGCGATGCTAGAGGTACGACAACTCACAAACAAGCAAAAAGACGCTCATAACGCAAAAATGAGCGAATTAGAGGGTGTTATAGCAGAGCTTAAAGCTATTGAAATACGAGACGGAGTAGACGGCGCTGATGCTGACGAGGAAGTAATTGTAGAAAAAGTACTTGCTAAAATACCTACCCCTAAAGAAGTGGTACTTGACGATGCCGACGCTATCATAGAAAAAATAAACACAACAAAAGGCAAGATAGAAGCAAAAACTATTCGTGGGCTTGTTGAAACTATTGATAACATCTCAAAAAGCAATATAGGAAATATTCCTAGAATCGCTCCGTCTATTCTTGAAATACTTAGTAATGGTACAAATGTACAACAAGGGGCAACAAGACTAAACTTTCTTGGTGGGGCTGTTTACAATAACGGGACAATAGATATTCCTGCTCCTACTGGCACCATCACTGGCTCTGGTACTTCTGGCCAGGTATCTTTTTGGAACGGTACATCATCTATCGCAGGAGATAACAACTTTTTTTGGGACAATACAAACAAAAGGTTGGGTATTGGTACGACTACACCTGTAAGTAAATTATCCGTTACTGATAGTACATCAGCTAGAGGAGCGTTTTTAGATGTTAATACTGTCGCATCGCATTCTGGTCTATGGCTTGGAGCAAACAATCTTACACCATCAGTTTCTAATTACAATTTTTTGAGTAATGGTACTAGCCTTTTTATCAACAGACCTACTGGTGGTTCTATAGACTTTCGCCAGAATAATACAACTCAAATGACTATTCTTACGAGCGGTAACGTAGGTATTGGTACTACGACTACACCAACAGAGATACTTACCTTTGGTAATGGTACTGCAAGAAAAATTTGGGTGGAAAACAGTGCATTGGGTACATCAGGGAGACCTTTAACTGTTTCTGCAGGTAGTACTATTGACGGCTCACCAAACGTAAATGGAGGCAATCTAATCTTGCAGTCTGGTTTGGCTACAGGTGTTTCAGCAAGCTCTATTTTATTCCAAACAGGTACTACACTCGCGGGTGGTTCAACACTACAAACATACTCTACAAAAATGATAATTCAAGGAAATGGGTCAGTAGGTATTGCAAACGATACTCCCTTTACTGGATTGTCGGGTATGTTGGGTGTTGATATTGGTGTCTTCAATACAGCAGGAGCAGAAGGGAATTTAATGGTTCGTGGGTTCGCTTCTTTGGGAGGTCTGGCTCGTGGTGGTTATGGTGGAGTCGGTAGCAACTATTACCTAGATACATCAGGTACAGTACGCCGTAGATTTAATGATACTGTCAGCGTGCTTGGTTTTGCTTCTGGTGGATTTCAATTTTTTACAAGTGGGTCTGGTGCTGTAGCTTCAAACATTACATTTACTGAACTAGCAAGACTAAATACTAATGGAAATTTCTTGCTTGGAACTACTACTGATTCTGGGTTTAAGCTCGATGTAGTAGGAACATTCAGGTCTAGCGGCTCGGCTACTATTGGTGGAAACATAGCTCTAACAGGCGGGGCAAAAATTAACTTTGCAACTGGTGGTGGTTTTATAGAGGGTGCAGATACATATCTAAGATTTGCTACAAATGCTGGTACAGAGCGTGCAAGAATAAACAACGCTGGAAACTTTGGTATCGGCACTGCTAGTCCATTCAGCACACTACATGTATCAGATACAAGTGGTGCTGGGATATATGTAGAAAGAGTGGCTACTCCATCGACTACATCTGGGGGCGCTGTTACTATCCTTAATAATGGTTCTGCTCCAATAATTGGTCAACGTTTAGGTGGTTTATACATGGGAGATACTACACTTGGGGGTGGTGGCAGTGCAGCAATTATGGGATTTGCTGATGGGACATTCAGTACAGGAGTTATTCCTGGGTCACTAAGATTTTATACCACAGGAGCATCGGGAGCTACCCTTAATGAGAGAATGCGAATAGATAGTCTAGGTAATGTGGGTATTGGAGCTACAGCTCCAACTTTCAGACTACAAGTAGAAGAAAATACAAACGGTAATGGTGGTATGTTTGTTAGAAATAGTAATACTGGCACTAGTACTATCGCGGCAATAAATGTTGCTGCAAATACTGGGAATACATCTTTAAGAACATACTCTTCAACACATTCTGTATTTCCCCTAACAGGAGGCTTTTTTACCGATTCATCCCTCACGGGTGGTATGCTTATTTTTAATGGAGCAAACGCTCCAACAATGTTCTACACAAACAATAGTGAGCGTATGAGAATAACAAGTACTGGTAATGTAGGTATTGGAGCTACAGCTCCAACAAGTAAACTTACTATCGCAGATACGACCCTTGCAGGTTCTGGCTCTCTTGCAGGTTCTGCCCTCTCAATATCTCAAACTTGGAATACTACAGGAAATCCTACTGGGTTTTTCATGAATATAACCAATACTGCAAGTGGGGCAACATCTTTGTTGATGGATTTGAGACTAACTAATGTAAGTCAATTTAATGTAGACAGAGATGGTAAACTTACCCTTTCTGCAGGTGTAAACAAATCTACTGGGCAGGCAACACTTTCTAGTGGAACAGTAACAGTATCAAATACTGAAGTAACAGCAAATAGTAAGATATACTATTCAGTAGTAAGTGTAAACGGAAGTAGTACCGTAGGAAATCTTACTACATCTGCAAAAGTAGCAGGTACATCGTTTACTATAACTTCCGTAAAACATAACAACCCATCAACAACTGAAACTGCCGACAACAGTATTATTGATTGGTGGATTATAAATTAACAATTAAAATTATGATAAAAACATTCAAAACAAAAGAAAAAGTAACAGTAAATGCAAGACTAGGAGAAAAAGACTATGTATATCTTGATGTACGAGGTTTGTATTTTGATGGCAAAAAATATAAAGGCGATGTAATGTACTACTATGTTGCAGATGGTGAATATAGAACACTAGAAATGGTAAGCCCTGAATTTACTGTAGAGGAGGCAGCACTTATTGAACAAGCAGGCGACCCACTAACAGGTAATGCTACAGAAAGACTTATACAGCTTGTAATACGAGCTACATTTTTTCAAATATCTCAAGAAAATTATTACGGACTAACAGCAGCAGATTGGGAAATTACTTTTCCACCATCTGAAACTCCAGTCGAGCCAGTTATAGAGCCACCCATTGAATAATATGAAATGCCGTAGAGAAGTAAACTATTGTGGATTTGGAAAATCGTATTTAATACGACCGCCATATTGGGCGCTTCTAAATGCTTCTTGCCAAAAACACGATAACGCATACCAGATTGGTGGCACAAAAGAACATCGTATCAAGGCAGATGTAGGATTCCTATGGCGCATGCTTGAAGATATAAACAAGCTAGAAGACTACAACAAAAAAAGAAAAGCAATTCGAATAGCTATCCTCTACTACATACTTGTTCGAATGTTTGGGTGGCTATCGTTTAATAAAAAATCTGTGTTATAATAATTCTATGCAAAACGGCGACCTTATCATTTACACAAGAAAGCCATACTTCTGGAGAAGTCCAGTAAAGTTTTTTGGTGTCTTTTATAATGGCAAGATTGTATCCGTAAAAAATGGAAAGCATGTGTACTCTGATTTATTGCACCCTAAGCATATTCCATATTGTATTCGTGTCCCAGAGGGTAGAGAGATACATGTAGAAAGCTATATGTTGTCTGATTTTGGCACAAATACTTTGGAACTTGTAAACTATATCCACGATAAAAAACACAATAGTGTTCTTATGTATGTCTAAAGATAGTATTGCCTTAATTGTAGATGCCCTCCACAGACTTGAAACTAAATGTGACAAGTTATCAGAAGACCTTATTACTAACACCAATGAAACAAGAGACCTTTCAAGTGCTTATGCTAGGTTAGCTCCTTCTGTGGAAGCTATAAATCTAATGAATACTAGAATAACTACTTTAGAAATAAAACATGAGGATTTCAAAAGTTCTATGGGAACAGCTTTCAAAATAGGAGGAAGTGTCGCAGCATTTATATTTTCAGGGTTTTGGTTAGCAAATACATGGTATATAGACAGGCGAATACAAGAAACTAATTCAAATACACGCAATGTATTTTTTCCCCCGCAAGCAATTTTAAATGATAATAGATTAGCAATAATAGAAAATAAAGAAAAGAGTAAAAAATAATGCCTACATATCTCAAAAACAAATACCTCCCTCGTCATATACAAGCCGCTCTTGGCTTTATGAATACCGCGGAAATAACAGGTCCAAAATCAAATGAGACTATTCTTAAATGGGCAAAAGACATTGGTATTGGAGATATTTATACAAACGATGACATTGCGTGGTGTGGACTATTCTTTGCTACTTGTATGAAGCTCGCAGACCGCCCTGTACCTGTACCAAAAGACAAATACGACTATCTACGCGCACTTAAGTATAAAACACTGTGGCAAGCCGTACAGCCATCTACAGAGGGTCTAGGAGACATACTCATATTCCAAAGAGAAGGAGGTGGACACATTGGTTTTTATGTTGCAGAAAGCCCTACGACATACTCAGTCCTCGGTGGAAATCAGGGCAATCGTGTGTCTATTGTAGAAATCGCTAAGTCTCGCTGTGTAGCTATCCGCCGACCACTGTACGCAAATTACAAACCAGAAAAAATACTGTTAAAAAAAGCAGGGTCGACTAGTAAAAACGAGGCATAATATGCGTAGAATATCAGGAAAAATATATTTCAAAACAGAAAAAGCTATGTACACAGCTACAGGTGTTATTTTTGGGCTAGTACTTACACTACTCTTTATAGCGTTTGTGTTATAATACTCAAGTAATCAGTCGAACGATTACATAAAAGTTTCGTCGCTTTTCAAAGATACACCTTCGGGTGTTTTTTTTGTTTACATCTTTCCTACAAAACAAACAAAGTGGGTTGGTTTGTTTACATATAAAAAGACCCGCATAGAAATGCAGGTCGTATCCATTTAATATCCCTTATGAACAACTATTTTTCTACATAGCCTTCGCTTTTAGCCCATTGGTAAAATCCAATAAGAAATAAGATTGATAACATATATTGAGTTTTTAGTGTAGTAGTACCCTCCTAAAAAGGAGGGATTTTTTAAGACTTAAAAGGTAACTCTGGCATTGCTACTTTGATTGGTCTATCGACAACAATCATCATTTTTTTTGGGTCAATCCATTTTACATTTAAGTATTTTGCTATCTGCTCAGGTGTCATACAACCAAACATTTGGTGGTACGCCCTATGGTGAGATATTCTCACGACAGATATATTCTCTGGTGTATCTTTTCCACCACGAGATTGTGGCACACGATGATGTGTGTTGTATTGGCTTGATTTTTTTGCCATAACATAGGTTTTAATAATGAACAATATGTTTCCTCTATAAGTATACCACTTTATAAAACATTCCAAATAGGTTTTCCACAGACAAACCTCGAATAATTTGCTATACTATCCCTATGCAAACAGCATACACAAAAATTAAAAACTGGCTTCTATATTCCTCTACTGACCCAGAGCAGATTGCTCTTACAATAAAAGGATTATTGATAGCTAGTGTCGGCTCAATCGTAACCTTTTCAAGTGTTGTCGGAGTAAATCTTTCTCAAGACCTTGTCCTACAAAAAATCCAATCGGTTTTTATTGTAGTAGGTTCTATTGTAGCTATGATTGGTTTGATACGAAAAATACTTCGCAGTATTCTCGTAAAAAAGTAATCTTGGTGGCGTAATCGCCAAACTATGAAATACCTCCCCACAATTGCTTTTGTGTGCGTACTCTTAGCCACAAAATCATATATAGCGGAAGCTCCAATCATCGTCAAACCTACTGATGTAAAAGGTCTCGTAGTTTATTATGCAAAGCAATACCAAGTATCTGCTCCTTTTATGGAAAAAATAATAAAATGTGAAAGCGGAGGTAATCCTATGGCGACAAATATCACACCTCGTGAAGCATCGTACGGCATTGTGCAGATAAATCGTAAAGCACACCCACATATTTCTATTGAGCAAGCTCGTGATATAGACTTTGCTACAGAATTCCTTGCTAAGAACATAGCTAAAGGTAAAGCCTCTATGTGGACTTGCGCTCGTAAAATAAAAGTATAAAATTACAGTACACACTAATGTCCTATGATGTGTAATCGCTATATATCCGTGGTGTATACGGAGATAAGGCTTGGGGGATTAAGTTATGTAGGTATAAACTTAAAAACCGACCTTTGACTGCAATGTCACTGTAACCACCCTACAAAAGTATTGCGTATATACACAGTAAACAATACTTGGAATATAACAAAAGCTCTCTAACCGTTTGGATAGGGGGCTTTTGTGCTATAATTTAAGTGCCAGAAATGGTGCGCACCTTTATAAACTAAACAAGTAATTTTTATGTATACAATCACTAACAAAGAAACAGGAGAAACAAAAGAAGTAAAACTCCACACAACAGGAGAAGGATTTGCACTTTTTGCAGATGCTTCACTTGAAGGAGAAGCTTGGGAAAACGCAGAGACAATCCGTTTTGAAAACCCAGACCAAAATGATGCAACAATCACAAACGATGAGTGGACAATCGCTCCTACAGTAGAAGAGTCTACAGAAGAGGAAGCTTCAGAAATCGCAGAGTAATCCACAAACAAGCCCACTAGAAATAGTGGGTTTTGTTGTATACTTATCTTATGACAATTCATTTTGTAACACCTAAAACTAAAAAAGAAATAGAGCTTGAGAAAAAGCAAGCGGAGTGTAAACATTTGAAATACATCACTCGGTGCAGTTGTTGCAACCTTGTGATAAGTAGTGAGCATACAGAGGACATAAAACCTATCAAAGAAGTGCTTTTATAATCGTTTATACGGGGCTACAAGGCGATTTGCGGGGCTTTTATATTAAACTTGATACATTCTCATATCCTAATTCTTACTATGTGGAAAACTTATAGTTGCACACTTGTAAATAACATGGGATAATAAAAGTACAGCTCATGCAATGAACTCGGCTTGTGGGGGCGAAGTTCTTTCTACATAAAACTGCAAAAAACTTTCATAAAATTTTTTACTATTATATCAAGGAATTAAATTGTGAATAATCGACATTCCTACTACCGAGACAGAGACTGCTTGCAAAAAGCGGTTTTCTGGTCTATGATGTATATAGTAGGTTGTTACTTTTTTTATTACCTAAAAAAACTGTATTCATAATATATTACAACCTACTTGCAACTACGCCTTCGGGCGTTTTTTGCATATAACACACTTCCATAATATCTTTGTTATTTTATTTTCTTTTGATAGTAAAGTCCTTGGTTCTCCTTGAAACAAATCAGCTCCACAAAGATAACAATTACATACTACTTTTTTCTTTGTCCGTGGCTTCATTCTAAGAAACTCAAGATAGCTTGTATGACAGGGTCTTCGGTATTTATGCCATCAATCCACAAAATATCTTCACGCAAATTATGCTTGTATGTTTCAAGGTGTAATAAATATCTATCAGAGATATGGCGTGGTAGTTTAGGATATTTCTTTTTCATCTCGGTAATTTAAAAATATCTCCTCTGCAAAATCATTTTGTATCATATACAGATATTCTGCATCTTGCTCGTCTCTGATAAGTTTTCCATTTTCTAAAATATACTCACAATCTTTACAATCGCATTTATTGTAATCACGATACACAACTTTTCCTATTCTGTCTTTAAACCATTGTAAATTTCTCATATTTTTATTATCGCATATATTTGTGCATATACCTGTGGATATCGTATACTATTGACATGATACTTATACAAGGTCGCATACCAAGTAAAAAAAACTCTCGTATAACAACAAGAACAGGGCGTAGCTTCCCAAGTAAAGAATATACAGCGTGGCACAAAAATGCTTCTATACAACTTATAGGACAAGAAAAAATACCAACAGGTAGTTATTTAGTATTAAAGTTTTATATGCCAGACAATCGTAAATGCGACCTTACAAATAAAGCAGAAAGTATTATGGATTGCTTAGTAGATAATCATTTACTAGAAGATGATAGCTGGCAAATTATTCCAAATCTTACACTTTCTTTTCAAGGTGTAGATAAAAATAATCCTCGTTGTGAAATAGAGTGGTAGTATGAGAAAAATATCCCCACGAGTACGAGACAAGCTCCTAAAAGAACCTGATGTATGTGCATTGCGTTCTTTTGGTGGCTGTGCAGGGCGTATCACTTGGGAGCATTGCCTTGTGTACGGTGGCAAACAAATTGACGAAGCGTGGGCTATCATAAAAATTTGCGCTAGACATCATAGCGTAGACCAATACCAAGATTGTGGGCTACTCGACAAAGAAAAAAATGTCTGGATAGCACTCAACAAAGCAACAACGGAAGAATTACAAGCGTACTCTAAGGCAATAAATTATGTCTATGAAAAAGAACGGCTCAATAAAAAATACGGAATACCAGTTTTATAAGAAAAAACGCAAGCCTGTAAAAGAAAAACCTTTATCTTTGGAGGAATACATGGTGGGGAAGTATGTGCAAAAAGTTTTCCACAAGTAGATTTTAAAAACAATGCTATGCTTTAAATATGAAAGAAATAATAAAATTTGGCGATATAGATAAGGGAGCTTTAGAGCAAGCAGAAAAATGTCTTATAGAAGCGGAAGCTTTTTGTCTTATGGCAGATAACCACAAAGGTTACGGTATGCCTGTTGGTGGTGTTGCGGTATATAAAGATAAAATAAGTCCAGCAGGAGTTGGGTTTGATATTGCTTGTGGTAATAAAGCAGTAAAACTCAATCTTAAAAGAAATAATTTGCCAGAAGATTTAACAACATTAGCTGATACTATTTTTTCAAACCTTTCATTTGGAATTGGTAGAAAAAATGAAACAAAAGTAGAAAATAATTTATTTAATGAACTTATATGGGACACAAACTCTTTTCTTAAAAGTAAACCAGAGTTAAAGAAAAAAGCTCAAGAACAACTTGGGACTATAGGTTCAGGAAACCACTATGTTGATGTATTTGTAGATGAAAATGACTATATTTGGGTAGGCGTTCACTTCGGAAGTCGTGGACTTGGACACACAATCGCATCTCATTTTATGCAAATTGCAGGAGATAATGTAAATATAATGGACGAAACACCTCACTGTCTTGATATAAAAACTGTTGCAGGAAAAGAATATATTGAATGTATGGAACTTGCAGGAAAATACGCATACGCAGGTAGAGATTGGGTATGTAAAACAGTAGCAGATATTTTAGGTGGAGAAATCGTTGAAGAAATACACAATCATCACAATTTTGCTTGGAAAGAAACACATAACGGAGAAGAATATTGGGTAGTACGAAAAGGTGCAACACCAGCCTTTCCTGGACAATTAGGCTTTGTAGGAAGTTCTATGGGTGACAATTCTGTTATCTTAAAAGGAGTAGATAGTGATAAAAGTAAATCTGCATTTTACTCAACAATGCACGGAGCAGGTCGTATTATGTCTCGTACTCAAGCTGCTGGAAAAAAGAAAAAGTTTAAAACAACTAGAACAAAACCAGACGGCACAGAATACGAGTTTAATGAATGGAAAATAGTTGAAAAAGGTCTTATTGATTTTGATGAAGTAAAAAACTCAATAAAAGAAAAAGGTATTATTCTAAGAGGAGCTGGTGCTGATGAAGCACCTGGTGTATACAAAAAACTTTCTGATGTGTTAGAATATCATAAAGATACAATAGAGGTGATACATACACTTAAACCTTTGATTGTATGTATGGCTGCTGCTGATGAATTTGACCCTTATAAAGACTAATAAGCAAACAGTTTGTCAATTAAGATGCTGAAATTGACTATCCCAACAATTTGTACAGATTAGTTGGGTGCACACAGAATAAGATGTTATGGTTGCATCCGTGTTTTGGATACACGTTGTCTAGGTTCGATTCCTAGTATTCTGACTATGAATTACGCAGTAGAAAAAGAAACAGTATTCTCAATCGGCGATATACTTGCTTATCCTATTGATGTCCCAAAATCTGTACTGCCACTCACAAAAAAAGAACAGCGTACTATTCTTGTACAAGAAATATATAATTACTATAAAGCAGAATATGACATGCGCCGAAAAGAAAATTGGAAGCGTTATGTTTTGTGGCTTAAAACAAATAGAATAAATGAAAAAACTTTAGGAAGAGAAGAAACTTGGAAAAAATTTTCAAAAACTAAGAATTTTATAAAAGAAATAACATTAAAGCAGCTTGCAATTTTGATAAGCTATATTCCTACAGAGGATTTGCCATATTGGGTATCAACAGGACGCGAGTTCTCACATACAAAAAGAAGTTTTGGCGCGTGGATTTTTTCTAATATTTGTATAAAAAATAAATAATTGTGGCTTTACTTAGCTGCACTACCGCGCTTCGCTTGCTGATTATTTCGCTACGCTCATAATCGTTTTTTTTCTTTTTCAGACTAGGTAGCATAGAGAAGACAAAAGCCAGTAGATTTGGACTTTGTTTCAGGAAGCAAAAATAATTTTCGCGAAATCGTTTTTTCTCGATTTTCCTTTTACACTCCACTATCAGAGGAAGCTCGCACGAGCTATCTGTGTACATTATCCCCCAGAGTGCTACACAAAGGGATAAGAGGCTTATATCAGACCGAGGTAGGCTAGAATGCTGTCTAGTCGGCATCAATGACATAAATCCTACAAATTATTGGCATCCATATAAGGGGTTGTAGGTTCGCCACCGTCTTATATAGTCCTTAACACAATTATCTCACCCCCTTTGCGAGTGAGTGAGATAGCTGTGCGCAAAGGTTACAATAATAATACTCTATCCATATTTTTGTGTCAAATAAAAGTTTTCCACAGGGTAGCTATATAGACTACTTGACCGCTCAATATCTTTCCTATATACTTAAATAGTAAGTTTATAAGGTAATAAAAAAGATTATGTACACAAAACAAATTGAAAACAAACTGATTTACGGAAATGCCGAAGGTATTCCAAAAAATCAAGGAAATTGCACTACAGAGTTTGACGAATTTTTAAAGCCTATAATGGCAAAAAAAACTTGTATTGGTTGCGGATTCCCAGGAGTGGAAAAATGCAACGACACAATGTGTATGAGATGTTGGGAACAAGAAACAAGAGACGATGAATTATCAAGTAACGAAGACGAATTTTAATTATGAAAAAAACAGAAACAATTGATTTGAAAGGTAAAGCATACGCAACCGTTCCTGCTCGTATCAAAGAGTTTCGGGAAGCAAACCCAAACGGATTGATTGAAACAAAACCAGAAATACTTGAAACTGAAATAATGTTCTCTGCTCGTATTCTCAAAGACAAATCAAATCCTTCATCTGGCGAAGCTACTGGACACGCAATCGGAAAAAAGACAGGCGACAAGGCTTTTGAAAAACTTGAGACAATCGCAGTAGGACGAGCACTTGCACTCCTCGGATATATGGCTTCTGGCGATATAGCAAGCGGAGAAGAAATGTCAGAGTTTTACGAGTACAAAGAAAACCAAAAGATTGAAGCTCGTATCCACGCAATAGAAAAGCTTGAAGAATGTAAAACACTTGCAGAGCTTCAAGAAGTATGGAAATCACTCGGTACTATAATCCAAGACAAAGAAGTGGTCGCAAAAAAAGATGAATTAAAAACAAAATTAAAATAATATGAAAGAACTTATAGAAGAAATCATAGAAGTTTCAGACGATTTAAGACATAACATTTCTATCTGGGACACTGAAAAAGTACAAGAACTTCAAAAACAATTGATAACTTTAGTAGAAGCATTAAAAATAATAAAATGATTGTAAAAACATTTGAAAACGAGGAAACGTGGCTTGAGGGTAGAAAAGGAAAAATCACAGGTTCACGACTTAAAGATATTGTAGTAAAGCGTGGCACTGGCGAAAAGAAAGGATACTACGAACTTATTGCAGAGCGAATAGCACAACCTGCTGATGACGAAAATGTAATGGAGCGAGGACACAGACTTGAAACAGAAGCAATCGCACTTTTTGAAGAGAAGACTGGAAAAAAGTTTGACACCTCACTTGTTATCTGGGAGCGAGACGATAATGCAAACATAGCAATCTCACCAGACGCATTTGCAGATACCGAAGCCGTAGAAGTAAAATGTTTATCTTCTGCAAGCCACATCGAAGCGTACCTTACACAGCAAGTGCCAGACGAATACGAATACCAAGTACTACAATACTTTATCGTAAACGAAAACCTTGAAACCTTGTACTTTGTAATGTACGACCCTCGTATGCCAGAAAAAGTACAGCTTCACTACTTTACAATCACACGGGAGCAAGTAGCCGAGCAAGTAAAGCTATACACCGAGTACCAAAAAGAAAAACTTGCAAAAATTGACGACATTATAAACCAACTAACATTTTAATTTATGATTTACAAAGACATAACAACAAAAAAAACAATTATCTCAAACGGACAAGAAAAAACAGTCTGGCTCAATGTAGGAACAATCAGACAGCTAGATGACGGCAAGCAATTCATAGAACTCAACATTTTCCCAAATACAGATTTTTATGTCTTTGACCGAAAGCCTAAAGACCCTGTAATTGCGCCCACAATGCCCGTAGAGAGCACTTTGCCTACCCAGACGACAGAAGCACCACATGACCCTGCACGATACCCTACAGACGTACGAGGCAAAGAGTTATTTGAAAGTGCATTATCAGACGAAGAATTGGAATCACTATCCCAGATACCCTTTTAGCATGGAAAAAAGAACTAACAAACAGAATAATTCTTTGCATATGTTTTGTAGCAAACTTGCTACTGAGCTCAATTCCAAGGGGTACTATGTTCAAGTCGTTCTAAAGCCTACCTACGAGCTCCGCTGGGACACTAAGACAGTCAAAGAGCATCTCTGGCGACCAATACAAAAAGCTTTGCTTAAAAAAGACAGCACCACAGAGCTAGACACAAGCGAAGTATCAAAAGTCCACGAGCAACTTATGCTCGCATTACAAGATAAATTAACAGAATTAGACTTCATTGACTACCCCTCACAGGAAACTACCGATGAGTACTATAAGAGTTTTAAGATATGATTTGTCCATGCTGTAAAGGTTTAGGTTCTATAGATAAAACCACTTTTACTGATAAACCAAAACGTCGAGAAATGGCGCGCAAAATGAGAAAACTAGGATTTACTTATACCGCAATAATGAAAGCTTTAGATTATAAATCGCCAAGAAGTGTACAATTAGCAGTAAATAGAATTGATTAAATATGCCATACGAAGCACAAGCAACACCAGAAGAAATAAAGCAAAACAAGGTACGATGCTGGAATCCTGGTTGTAAACATACAGCTATTATAGAAAATCACAGTGGATATAGATATTGTTTGAAACATTTTTTGCAAGATAGAAAAAATGGATATTTCAGCAAAATGAGAAGGATTATTTGGAGTAATTTAATATGACACTAGAAACTTTACTAAAAAAACAACCAAAAGCACGAGAGCGTAAAAACAAATGCCGTGCAATAGCATTTCTCCTCCAAGAAGAGTGCAAACCACTTAAAGATTTGTCGCTTGACCGTGTAGAGGAACTTGTGAAAATGGTAAATAGCTTAGACCGAGAGTGGCGCAAACTCTTAGAGGAGAACATTTCACTGCGCGGTGGGGATTACGAAACTACTAAACAACTAACAGTCGATAAGAAATTACAAGAACTAGGGTATAAAAAATAATGGAACTCACAGCAAAAGAATATTTCACACAGAAAGGTAAAGACATGGTACAGAAACGAAATGAACGCCTGACACCAGAACAAAGAAGCAAGATAGCAAGCAAAGCAGGAAAAACAGGGTGGGATAAATTGACAGATAAACAGAAAAAAGACCGCATAAAAAAGTTTCAAATGGGTCGTGATAGATACCATAAAGCAAGAAAAAGTGGTATACTAAATACAGATAATAACCTTGAAAAATAAAGCTTAAAAGTTATCCACAACCTAGGACTTGCAAAGAATAATATATGGTATATACTTAAATAGTAAGTTTATAAGGTAATAAGATTAAAAATATGAAACAAGTAACACTAACCAAAAGTAATATATTTAACACAAAAAGATTTGTTTTAGATATACCAAACAATTCACAAAGATTTAGTAGAAAATCAGAAGCATTAAAATTTGCTGAAGATAATGATTTTCAAGTAATAGACAAAGTATTGGTCGAACCAAAGAAGATTAAAGTAGGTCGATGGCAATAATATGAAATACACAATCATCTTCTACGGAACACTACTATGTATACTAACCCTACTCATAGTACGAATGGTAAACCTAAACAAGTACCACGAAACACATTGTCCTGATAACGTAAACAAAGTAATGGTGGATTGTCTACAACCACATACTCCACCACCTACAGACGGCAGTATGAACCCACAGACATTGCCAAAAACAGATTATTAAATAAGACGCAAGTCATAGAGTGCTAGATATGGAAGAAATGAAAGAAATGGAACGGCAAATAAAAATGGCATGGGAGCGAGGGCATGAGTACGGATTAGTAAAAGGAATTGCAATTACATACTTTTTCTTTTTACTAGCAATCTGGGCAGTAAATTAACAAATACATTGGTGTGTCATTGATAGGTCTTAGCACAAGTCAGTGCGATTTATAATGACGATTATAAAAAGAGGGGTCGGTGCAATTCCGTCAAGACCTTCCAAGGGCACATCAATACGCACATTAACAAAGTAAAGAGCAGAAAACTGGGTGGAAACATGAAAATTGGTGGCTTGTACAGTACGTTATAAGATAATTGCCTAGAGCGAAACTATGAAAGTTGCAACGAGTAGATAGTAGTAGCTACAAATTCCGAGCCAATAAGCGGACAACCCGCTCCCAGTTTCCTGCCCTTTACAAAAATATACTTTTCCAGAGCATTGCTTGTGAGTGGCGGAAAACTAGAACACGGGAACATCTTAGCAACCGCAGCCGCGTTTCCTCACTTATTGGAAAGGTTAGCTAAGTCTTACCTCGCAAGCAATATTCTGGAAGAGTATAAATATGGAGGTGGAATGTTGTGTGTTGAGGGAATGCCGTTCGATTCGGTACGCTATAAAATCTTCGTCTTATAGTCGCTGCACATAACGCTCTGCCCCTATATATTACAAATAATCATTAAAGCAAATATGGAATCACCTACAAAAAAAGAAATAAAGAAAATAATAAAAGATAATATTAAAAAAGATGATGTAATGAGAAATCTACTAGCAAATGCAGGTCTTATTGTATTTAAGAAAATGGTTACATCGTTCTTTGTCGGTATGATAGTAGCATTTATTATTGCGTACTTTATAAACTAACGCTCCACTAAACAAATATGGATATACAAAAATTTATTGATTCAATGAATGAATCGCAAGCAAGAGAACGAGGAAACTATCATTTAACTTTTGGTCAACTTGTAGAAGCACTTGAAAAAGCACCTGTTGATGCTATTGTTGACGAAAGATTTAAAGGTATAGGTTCTTGGAGAGGTTCATATGTAGAAATAGCAATCTTCACAGAAGAAAGTGGATTATCTGCTTACAATGGTAAATTTGATGGAGACTATGAACAATATGATTCATGGAGAAAAGAAAATGAATTTTGCATAAATGAACTTCCTAGAAATGCAAATGAGTTAGGGAAAATACTTCGTTCTATAATAGGAAAAGATTTTATCGGCTACAAAGGAGGAAATTTTACTATTGCAGAATATAAACCACTATGGCTCACGACAGATGATTCAACAAGTGGTGATTCTGCAATAGTTGGGATTGATAAAAATTTGCAATTTATTACTAAGGTATTAGAAGACTAACGCTCCACCCATAGCATATAATGGGGAAAAACAATGATAATAGTAAAAGGATTTGCTTCGGTAGGAATAAGAAATCTTGAAAAAGATATAATTATACAAACTAAAATATCCAATACATTAGAGGAAGCAAAAATTGAAGATTCAAAACATTCTTGGACATCAAATGATATACAAATAAGGGAAGTTGAGATAAGAATAACTAACAATAATTAAACTATGCCTACCATACAACAGCTCTTAGAGAGCCAAGAGAAAGAGTTTGAAAAAGGCTTTGTAATTAAATCAAACGCTGGGACTGATTTGCTTCGTTATACAGATGCTAATTTAATCAAGCGCTGGCACAAACAATCAATCATTGCATTATATGAGGCGGAGATAGAGATTTGTGAAGAAGAATTACTAAAGAATTACGCACAAACATATAAAAATGCTTTGAAAGATAGAGTGTCCCATTACAAGCAAGTAATAGAAGAATTGAGGAAATGAAAACTATAGATTTGAAAGACTTAAAATTAGTAAAGAATAGACAAAGACCAGATATGTGTTATTCATACGAAGCTAGAATTGATGGTACAAAATATCAGATATTCACAATGAATTTTGGTAAAACTTTTCTAGCCACAATAGATGAAAGACGCATGGATGGTAGATATTATGCTGAATTTAATAAACATAATTGTACTTCAATCCAAGAAGCTTTAGATGCAATAAATAATGAAATAACTAACTAAAGCTACTATCAAGCTATAATGATAGGAGGAAATATGACAATTAAACAAAAATTAAAACAATTTAGAGACACTGCAAAAAGCAAAAATATAAAACTTTGGTACACAAATGAGCTTGGAGTAGATAGTAATATTATGAATTGGATACCAAATGCTACTGTATCGACAATTGCTGCTCCACAAGGAAATTGGAAAAAGGTAGATACCCAAAACGGTACTACAGAAAGTGAAATGCTTAAGACCGCTGTCATAATGCCGCTTTCTTGTGCAGTTGATACATTTATTGCAGAATTGCAAAAAGGCACATTTGATACGCTTTCTACCTACCGTATTATCTTCTTGGAAGAAAAGGATAGTCAAGGTAGAGCTCTCGAGCTTGTCTGCTATCGCCATGGCGGTGGCGAGCTCTACTTGTACGTGAATCAGGTGGACCCTGGCAGCACGTGGCACGATGCCGCCCGTGCGTGGCTTCAGCAACAAGATACTCAATTTTTACCACAGACACTTAGCGATTCAGACTCTTTGACCCTTGAAGCTGCTATAAAAATCTGTAAAGAAGCAGGTTTGAAAGTTATCAAAATAGAAATTAAGGAAGTGGAGTTGTAATCATGCAACACCTCACAGAGAAAAAAGTAAAAGTATGCCCTAACGGGTTTCATAATAACAAAGATAGTGAGTGTACTTGTGGTGAAAAAATAAAAAATACAAAATGGGCAACAACAAAAGAAACAATAACAGAATGTAATGGTCTTTTTCTCCCAGAAAGTAAAACTGAAACTATAAATTATTTAGCTAGTATGAGTAAAGAAGACGACATACTCAAAGCAGGCGCAAAACACTTCGCAGATAATTTTACTAATGTAATAAATAAGATGAGTAAAGAATAATGAATACATGTAAATACTGTAAAAAAGAACATAACCTAGAGTGGGGTTGCAGAGAATATGTAGATAGTGTAACAGCACCCCAGACATGGGAAGAACGGTTATCAAACTTTGTTTATATCAATGAAATGTATATCAGATGTTTCCCCGTAAATAAACTTAAAGCTTTCATAGCCTCTGAAATCAAAACAGCTCAAGAAGAAGTGGTACGGGAGATAGTTGCACTAGGAGAAGTACATGGAGGCTCTAGAGATGCAATCTGGCTTGAAAAAATTTTGTTTCTTTCAAATAATTTAGGTTTCAATATCAGCGATAAGAAAGAGTAAACAAAAATAACCCTTGCGGATTAGATTTGGAAGAGACTATTCAAGCGTAAACACTATAAAAGTATTACTTATTAGACGATAATAATTTGCACATATTACAAAAAGTATGGTAAAATATAACTATGAAAACAATCAATACAAAACAAGAACTTGTAGATTTTAAAGGAAAACCACTTAAAAACGGAGAAGAAAATTTAACAATCGGTGAAGTAATGGCTATTACACTTTCTGGCAAGACTACAAACCAAGTACTTGCGTGGTATCTTGGTAAGAAGTTTGCCACAGAGAAAACTGTAGAACTCAAAGCAGAAGATATTGTATTCCTCAAAGAAACACTCAAAGAGTCTGAGTACTTTATGAGTATTGTTACAGGTCAACTTATTGAAATTTTGGATAGTAGCGAAGAACCTAAGAAAAAATAATATGAATAAACTAAAAAGATTAGAGTGGAATGGATGTCCAATAATAAAAATACCTTTTATGTTAACATCTTTTTCTTCTTGGGAAGAACAAGTAGATGACGAGATTGAAAAAATAGAAAATACATATTTAATTCCTAAAAAAGCAAAAATTTCTTTTTGTATAGAAAATAGAAACAACGCAGAAATAATAATTAGTAAAGAATAATAACACTACAGCCAAGCAATACATAAACGACCTACGCTGGAAAGGAAAAGCTAAGATAGGAAGTACAGTAACTATTCCTAAAGGAAAGAAGATATAAAAAATTGACTTTTTATTTGTTTCCTATATACTTAAATAGTAAGTTTATAAGGTAATAAGATTAAAAATATGAAAAAAATAATACTAGGAATAATAATAGGTGTAACACTTTCAACAGGGAGTATTGCCCTAGCATCAAATAAGGTAAAACTTATAATGGTACCTGAATTTATAGGAGGCTATAAGACTGTAGATTTGCTCAAATATGTAGCCGAACAACGCTCAAAACCAGTACAAAAAGAAAACCAAAAAGAGACTGTAACAGTAGTAAATCCCCCAGCGCAGATAATCTATGTGCAACAACCTCAAAAAGTAACCAAATCAAGAGAACTCCTAGAAGCACAGTACGCTATAGAGAAACCTTTTGCTTACAGTAACCCAGCTTGTACAAACCAAGATATTTGGAAAGGAAATAATAGAGCTCTTTGTAGAAAAGAAGAAGAAGACTATCGCAAAAAACAATTTGATTGGGCTACAGGTGAAATGTTGAAACAATAGTTTCTATACTCTGCTATTGGCAGGGATATGGAAGGTATGTTATAATTTGGGTATGGAATCACCTAAAACAAACCCTAATGGTGCTAATCAGTACACACTAGACCCAAGACAAAAACTTTGTTGGGAAAATTACACTAATCCTAAGTCAGAAACCTTTGGAAATGCTACACAATCTGCAATAAAGGCAGGATACACTACAGGTACGGCAGACACTATAACTACTACAGAATGGTTTATAGGTAAATTGTGGAGACTTAATTCTACATATACAGGTGAAAGAAAGATAAAGGAACTTATGGAATTGCCAATCTTAGAACCAGATAGTTCAAAGGTAGATGTTGGTATTGCTAGAATACAAGCAGACCTAGCTAAATACCTTACTAGTACTCAAGGTAAAGATGATGGATATTCTACTCGTAGTGAAGTAACTGGAAAAGGAGGAGAACCCTTATTCCATGATAAAGAAACTAAAAGCACTGTAGATAACCTTATAGAAGACTTTGTTAAATAATGGAAGAGATAAAACAAATACTAAATAGTGAAGACCTCCCAAAGATAAAGGCTTTATTTGCTTTTGATAAAACAAACAGTCATGAGTCTGTCGTTTTTAAGTTTGGTCTATGGGCTAGATACACGCACCCTAAATACTTCAAGAGTAAAGACGCTCCTTTTCATAAGGAAATGGACTTAAACCTAGTAAAAACATACCGTGGAGAAATAAACCAATTTGTAAACATAGCATTTCGTGGAGCTAGTAAGACAGCCAAAACTAAACTATTCCTAGCGTATGCAATCTTAAACGACCTAGACCATACTCGTAGATATATAAAAGTACTTTCTGCTGATGGGGTGAACTCAAAACAAATAGTTACTGATATATATAACATGCTTGTATCTCCTCGCTGTAAGATACTATACCCAGAGGTATTTGCTAAAACAGACCTCAAGCGTGAAGAGACTATGGGAAGCTTTACCACAGCTACTGGAATTAAAATGATTGCTGATGTTGTTGGTGCAGACCAACGTGGAGCACTCCAGGAAGACGCTAAGAGTGATTTGATACTTTATGAAGATATAGAAACCAGAGGAACACTCCGCAGTGCAGTAAAGACTAAAGCTATATGGGATAACATGGAAGAGGCTAGAACAGGTCTTGCTGTAGGAGGTTCTGCTATCTATAACTGCAACTATATTTCAGAGCGTGGAAACGTACACCAACTAGTAACAAGACAATCTGGTTCTAAAGTAGTGCTAATTGTCCCTATATTGACCCCAGACGGGCTTTCAGCGTGGGAAGATAGATATACACTAGAACAGATAGAACACATGCGTAAAACCGATGATGACTTTGAGGGTGAGCGCCTTTGTAAACCTAGTGCTTCAAAAGATGTACTGTTTGACCGAGAAAGTATAGATAAACAAGTAGCTAAGCAACCAATTAAGACTGTTGCAGGATTTAAGATATTTAAGGAATATAACCCTTCTCACAGAATTGCAGGAGCAGGTGACGTTTCTTTGGGTGTAGGACTAGACTCAAGTACTACAGTATTTATAGATTTTGATACTATGCCAGCTCAAGTGATAGGCACGTATTACAATAACGAGATAAAACCAGACGATTTTGGTGACGAAATGGCTCGTCAGGGTAGAATGTTTGGAGAATGTTTACTTGCTCCAGAGAATAACAACGCAGGAGTAGCTACTATTGCACGATTGAAACAAATCTATCCTATGTCTCGTATATATGCCACACAAAAAAACGAGCAAGGTATCAAATACACCGTGCCTAATACATTTGGGTGGAATACAAACGCTTTGACTAAAGGACAAATGTTTAACGACCTATCAAAAGCAGTGGAAGACGGATTGATTGAATTAAACGACCCAGATTTGATTGCAGAAGCTAGAAGCTACTCAAGAAACGACTTAATGGATAGAGATGTAGATGTCCGACTGGTAACAAGACACTACGACATACTCACATCGTGTGCTATAGCGTGGCAAATGAAAGATTATGCGGTACGAGCATCTGCAAGAAAAGAGCTAAATACAATAGATAAATTGTTTATAAAAGCAAAAAAAGACGATGGCGGGTCTAGTTTTGAGTAAACCCTTTATATAAGGGGTATAATTATATTATGACATACAACATAGCTAGCGTATTTGCAAAAGCAGTACAAGATTTTAATACAAATAGAATACCAGTAGTATACGACCTTGATAAGAAAGGGCAGACAGCACATACTTTTTCACAAAAAGAATTGGTGAGTACTATTGATTTGGCCTGGAATTCCCTATACAAGGAGGGGAAGCTTGATAGAGAAAAGAAGCGCAAACTATATATAAACAATGTGCGTTTTTATACTGAGGTTTCTGTAAAGAATACTGATGTAGACATTAAAAACTATGTATTTACTCCAACGGACTACTCAACAGAAAATAAGTGGGCAGTTTGGTTTTTTGGTCGTCAATTTGGTACTTTTGTAAAAGATAGCGGATATGCAAAAACTATAAATGACTTAAACTTCTCACTTCGTAAATACGGGTCATGTGTATCAAAGAAAGTAGGGGAAGATGTAAACATTGTTCCTATTCGCTCGCTTATACTCGACCAGAAAGCGCAATCACTTCAAGCTAGTATTGAGGGAGGATTTCCTGTTATTGAAGAGCATGAATACTCTCACTATGAGATGTCTCAATTCCCAGACTGGGAGCTTCCAGAGGATTTTGAAGGCAAAAGACTTGTACAAGAGGGCTATATACTTCTCTCAAAAGAGCAATATGCGCAAGTAAAAGGTATCGAATACGATAAAGAAAATGATGACTACAAAAAAGAGCTTTATGTAGCAATTATTATGCCGTCTGGTAAAAAAGAAGACGATAAGCGCCAGAAATACGAGGCAAAGGTTCTATATTGTGAAAAAGTAATAGATTTTCCTTATACAGAATGCCACACAGGCAAACAAGACCACCGATGGATTGGTATGGGAGAAATAGAAAAGCAACTCGAAAACCAGCTTGCTACAAACATATCTGCAAACTTGCGTGTTCGTGCTATGGAATGGGCAACAAAGAATATCTATCAAAAAGCTGGAGACCCTATTGGTAAATCGCTTATATCAGAGGTAAAAGACGGTGAAGTACTTGAAGTGGGTATAAATGGGCAAATTTCTCGTATTGATACTACAACTAGAGCGCTATCAGATTTCCAACAGCATGATTCGTTTATCAATGAGAACGCACAGCGTCAATCTTTTGCTTTTGAAAGTGCAACAGGCGAGTCTTTCTCTTCAGGAACACCTTTCAGACTTGGAGCAATGCTTTCAAACTCTGTAATGTCTCACTTTGAGCTTGAAAAAGAAAACTTTGCTTTCTTTTTGAAAGAGTCTTTCTTTAAACAGATTATTCCTATATTCCAAAAGCGTGCAGGTAAAGACTTGTTTATTATCGGCAGTACTGATTCTGGATTTGAAAAGATAAAAGAGCTATTTGCAGAAACCCAGACAAACAAGCATATTATTGACCTTTCAAAATCTCCAGATATTTTTGATATGCCGTATATTCCAAGTAGAGGAGAAATAAAGTCTAGTATCCTTGAAAAACTAGATAAAGAAAGCAACCTATATGCAGAATTGCCAAAAACACTCTATGCTGGGGCTAAATACAAGATAGACCTTGATATTACAGGTGAGGGCAGAGACAACGCAGACAAAGAGACGCTTATTACACTATACACAGAGCTTTCACGAAAAGGCGACCCTAGGAGTGATAAGGTGCTTGATGTTATACTTGGTTCAATGGGTAAAAACATGGAATCTATTATTGGAAAAGCGCCTCAAGTAAATCCTGTTGCACAAACATCTACAGGCAACCCTGACTTGCAAGGACTAGTACCTACAGCATAATGCAATTATCACCACTACAATTCAAAGTTATAGAAAGGATAGCAAATAGTTCAGACGGAGATATTCTCGCTTCAATCCTTGAGGATATTATAAAAGAAATATCAGACATACGAAAACTAGACTCTCAGGCTATAACAGTAGAGGAAATGCGAGCAAGACAAATAGCGTGTACTTTTATTGAAAAAGAAGTTATTGACCGCCTTAAAATAAAAAAAGGTAAAGTAGATGAAAACTTGGACTCTTTTGAGTAGTATTGTATAATATGTGCATGACTACCATTAAAAAAACAATTAAAAAAGCTACTGAAGCTGTAAAGCAAAAAACTATTAAAACAGTTACTAAATCTTTTACTGTTGTAAACGGAAATGGAACTGTACAAGGCACTTTCAAAACATTAACAGACGCTAAAAAATTTGCACAAGAAACAGGCTTCAAAGTGCAAGAATAGATGCCTTATACCAAAGACCAAAAGAAGATTATTCTTATTGGCTACTTGAAATGGAAAAAGCCAAAAGAAATAGCAGAGCTCATCAATTCGTTTGGGCTTGGTACTGTAAGCGCATTTGATATACACAATTACATACAAAAAAACGAGTACTCTTGGAGTAAAAAGAATACATACTGCGATAGATGTAACATTGAAATTAAAAAACACCCAAGGTGCAAATACTGTACAAGATTGCTCCACGGCGAAAAATGCACCTGTACCCTTATATAGTGTTATATAATATACACATAGGCTATCATTCACCCTTAAGAATGTTTATAAACTAAACCCCAAAAGCTGGCGTATGCTTAACAACCATTATGGAACATGATGAGAATATTCAGGACATTGACCTTGTAAACAATGACGAAGTTATTGACAATGCAGATGACACAGAACTAGAGCTTGAAGAGCTCCGCGCATTTAAAGCGAACGCTCTCAAAAAGCAAGCTATAGCGAATCGTCTAGCAAAGAAAAATAACACTCCAATTATTAAAACTAATCTAGACACACAACTAGAGCAGGACATTGCAGAATTTAAATTTGAACGAAAAGTTGTTAAATTTGCAGAAGAAAATGGCATAACACGTGGGCAGGCAGAAAAAGTCTTAACCTACAAGCCAAACGCTACCGCAGAAGACCTCAACGACCCGTTCATTAAAGCTGGTATTCAAGCACTTGTAAACGCTAACGAAAAGGAAGCTATAAACGACAAGAACGCTCGAAATATACCATCTGGACGAAACTCAATCTCTAGTACTCCTTCAAAACCTCTTAGTGAGATGACAAAGGAAGAAAAAGAAGCGTGGTATCGTTCATAAATATGTAATATCCTGCCGTTGTAAAAAAGACATATGACAGGAACAAATACATTTAACAACGCAGACCTTTCAGCATCGATTCCAGAAAAATGGGGTTCAATGATGCTTGAGCAAAAATTCCCAGAGTTTGTACTTCAGGATTTTGCTTCAGATTTGTCAGATATGATAGTAGACGGTGACATCGTTCACGTACCTAATATCTACACAAACACATTTACAGCAAGTACACAATCAACACCTGGTACAGAAGTTACACTTCAGTCTCCAGCAGAAGTTGATGTTACTATCACTGTAGATACACAAAAATACATTGCTTTCATCCTTGATGACAAGACAATGGCTCAAGTAGCAAGAAGTTACAACCTTTCTGAGAAATACGCTCAGATGGCACAAAAGACTCTTCTCCGCGAACTTGAAGATGCTCTTTTCGGTCTTTACACTTCACTTACAGCAACAGCACTCGGTTCTACAATAGCTGCAATCGCAGACTTGGACTTCCGTTCAGCTATTGCGTACATGGAGGGTCTTGAATTCCGTGATGGTACAGCAGTATTCATGGGAGTAAAGACTTACTTCAACCAGTTTATTGGTCTTTCAAAGATTTCTCCAAACTACGCATCAAACTTTGGTGTAGTAGCTAGTGGTCTTCTTGGAAACTCTGGACAGGCTGGTACACAGGTAAAAGGTGTTGCATACGGTATTCCAGTATTCACATCAACTCGTGTTCCATCACCTACAGCTGTTGATAAGAACGTAATGCTCCACTCTTCAGCATACGGTTTTGCAACTAAGAAACTACAAGGCTCAAGTAAAGTTCGTACACAAATGGACTACAAACTTGAAAACCTCGGTACTCTCACAGTTTGTGACATCGTATACGGTGTAGGCATACTTCGTGCAGAGGCTGGTGTTGTAATCAACTCACTTTCTACAAGTACAGTAGCGTAATAGTTACTTACAAGGCAATTAACACCCTTCGGGGTGTTTTTTGTTTGTGTATAAAAAAATAGTGTTGTATAATTGAAACATGTATTCATATTTATTTAAAACACCAACAGGAATTGAGTCAGTCGATGAAAAGACAGCACACATGTACATAAAGCATCCGTCTGGTGCACAAAGAGCAAATTTAACCTACTTAGGAGCTATTTTAAAAAGCGATGAAACCAAACTAAGACAAGAAGTGCTTACTGCAAAAAAAGAAAAGTTTGGGGCTATCGGACAAGGTGAGGAGAATGACAATCTTATAATACAATCAAGAGAATTTACCGAGTCCTTGATAAAATCTGGTATGGAGAAACTACTAGAAAATGCGGACAAAACAATAAAGCCAGCAAACTTTGATTTTCTTTACGGAAATATAAACAATTTAGAAAATGCTGGGCACGCAGGGTCGCTTGCTGAAGCAAAACAAAGACTAATAACTCGTAGATAACATGAAAGTAAGCAATAAAACAAAAATAAAAGTCCTTGAAATAACAAATACAGTATACGAGCAGTACAAAGACAAACTATATAAAACAGTTTTTGTACACCAAGATTTAAAAGATATTATTACTCTAGGGCTTGAAGACCCTGAAAAAAAGGTAAACCTTTCAGAGGAAGATAGGGCTAAATTGCAAAATTATCTTGATTCTGGGGTGCTAAATGAAACCGAGGAAGTGCCAGATTGGGAAGTAGCAAAAGAATACGACCAAGCAATCGACAAAGCCCTCGAAAAAGCAATAGAAGATGGTGTACTACCAAAATACACTACAACATTATTAAAGAAAAAAACTAGAAAATATGTCAAAAGACTTAAAACCAACAATAAATAGACTCATTGAACGCCGTGAAATGCAACTAGACGAGATTGCAGTATTAAAAATAATCCATACAAACAAAAAAGATGGTGTTACAGAAAAAGAAGAGCTTGCTAAAATAAATATGACACTCACAAAGCTTGCAGACTCTGAAAAGGAGGTAGTCTCTGAAATAGAAGTGTATAAAAACCTCCTAGAAACCCTCTAGACCCTTTATAGTCGTTGTATACTTTATATATGATATACAACGGTGACTCTGACAATCAAGATATTGTATCTCTCTGTGATGACTATGCAAATACCACAGTAGTTACATATCCCATAAAAGAAAAAACAAGAGCGGCAAATAAAATCCTACGAAACATCTGGTCGTGGATTTTTGATGCGTATGGTGGCTGGCAATATGACGACAGCAATAACACTACAGATTTTCCTATTGCTACTACAGCATTGGTAAACACACAGCAAGACTATGATATTCCACCTACATCGCTCACTATCCGTGCTGTTGAAATACTTGCACAAGGTGGGACTATATATACAAACCTTATAGAAATCACAGAGGAATACATGAAAGACAATAACCTTTCAGAAGCTTCGTTATTTAGTGGTAACGGTATGCCAAAATACTACAGACCTATTGGCTCATCTATAAAACTATACCCAGCACCAAACTACTCTCAAGATGCTTCTTTGCGTGTTACTTTTGATAGAGGTTCTACAACATTTGTATCTACAGACACAGTAAAACAGCCAGGATTTGCAACAGAGTTCCACGAAGCTGTTGCAATAGGTATGGCGCTTGAATTTGCAAAAAGAAATGCACTTAGTTCATACCCACTTTTGAGAGAAGACTTTGCAACATACGAGAAAAACATTAAAAGATACTATTCTGCAAGGTTTCAGCAAAAATTCCCTGCTAGATTTACCACGCATGATGTAACAACGAGTTACCTATAATGACTACTTGGATAAATTTACTAAAAAGAATAGGTGGCTCTTTTGGTATTAAATACAACACCTCAGGCAAGATATATAACCAACCTGGCGCATTGTATAATGGTACTGCAAGTCCTACACAGTGGACATTTATAAATAAATCTTAATAATATGACAAACTTCCCAAACTCAATAGATACATATGTAAACCCACAGCCTACCGATGACGAGGTGCTTGTTCCTCATGCAGCCCAACACCAAAATCACAACGATTCTGTTATTGCCCTTGAAACTAAAGTAGGAGCAAATAATAGTACAGTTACGACAACACACGACTATAAACTCTCTGATATAACAGGTTCAAATAAAGCATTATCAAGTAGTCTAACAGGTATTCCTGATGCCGCTATTAATGTAAAAGGATTTACTAGAGTATCTGTAGCACCTGTTTCTGCAACTATTCCAATATCAGTTGGAGATAACGACCCTCGTGTTCCTACACAGGATGAAAATGATGCTCTTATAGGTACTTCTGGTACTCCTAGTAACACAAATAGATTTGTTACTAATGATGATACAAGTACTACTGGTTCTGGTTCAAAAATTCCTCGTGGTGTAAATGGTAAAATAGATGCTACATGGCTACCTTCTTCTAGCTCAACTTCTTTTTCAATGTTAGCTGGAGAAAACATAACAGCTGGGCAGGCAGTTTATTCAGGGGTATACCAACCTACCCCAATTGTGTATGACAATAGTGATACTTTTATAAATACAGGTTCTAGTTCTAGTGATAGTTTTACAATAGGCTCTGGTACAAATAGAATTTTAATAGTGTCTATACTTTTAAGTTCTCCAACTGCAACTGTAACATCTGCACAGTATAATGGAATTGCAATGACATTATTGCAATCAGATACATCAAATGTAAATGGAACTGCATCTTATCTTTATTCAATTACAAATCCAACTACTGGAACAAATAATTTAACATTTTCTACCAGTGCATCTGTAACAACAAGAATAATTGCATATTCGTTTGCAAATGTATCTGGCGTATCTACTAGTAATAAAAATATTTCTTCTACTATTTTGACTAGTATTACTGAATCTAATATTGCAACAGGTTTTGTTGTTGGGTTTGGGTTTATTCAATCTGGGGGGTTTTCAGGTAGTGCTACTAGTTCTTCAGTTCAATTACCAAATAATAACTTGGTTTCTGTTGGAACTCCAGCATCAAATATTGCTTATTTTGGTGGATACTCAAATGAAATAGCAGTTGCTGGTTCTTCTACTTTTTCTTGGACTTTTGTAAGTAATCTTTCTTATTGGACATCAATTTACAGTGTTTCCCTTACACCATCAAATACTGCTGTAGCTGGATATGCCCGATTGGCTACTGCGAGTAATGCATTTTTAGGTGGAACAGATAGATATGTAAAATTCCTTGGAATTGCAGCAAATACTGCTACAGCAAATGCTAGTGTAAATATATCTGCATATTTAATAGACACTCTTAGTGGTTTGACAGCAAATTCAATTTACTATCTTTCTGACACAAAAGGTGCAATATCAACAACGGCAGGTACTAATAGTAAAAAAATAGGAATTGCAATATCAACAACAACATTAGTATTTAAAGATAATATTTAATAATGGAACAACTACAGCAACAAATTGATATTCTAAATAAAAAAGTTGCTACTCTTGAGAGAAATGCAATACAACTAGAGATAGACCCTACTATTAGTCTATACCTTAAAAAACCTATAGACGAAAGAATAGTAACCTATCCTACTCAAACATACGCTACAATAGCCCCTACAACGCCTACAGTGCCCTCTAGCGTGCCTTTAGGTTCAATATGGATAGTTGATACAGGTTCTACAATTACAAACGCTTTATACGCTTATAATGGCACAATCTGGGTGCAAATAAAATAATGAAATCAGGAAAACTCACAATAAAAAATATATCTGGTGGCTGGAACAGTGATTTTAAGAAATCTAGCACTATTTCTGCACCTCAAACATCTCCAAATACTTATTATAGCGGTCTTTTTAATTCATCTTTGCCAAATTATCTTGGACAGATAGCAAATGGTATTAGTGAAAACCCTGAGACTGTGGGGACTGTATCACTTCCAATAAATGCAACAAAAGCAAGTGATGGATATGGATATTTTATTGAATCAAACGGGCTTATAACAAAAGGTGGTGTTATAGGCTCATTTCCTACAACATTTTCTCCTAGTAGCTACACAGAGCCAGCAGGATGTTTAGATGATAAATGGAAGGATATTTGGAATCATGTTACTCCAAGCGGTGTAGAGGCAACATTTTTTACATACCAAACAGCAGGAAATGCGTTTGTAGGGTATAGAGAAATAGTTTCAGGTACTAGAAATAACACGTACTTTACACTTTCAACTACAAATGTACCTCATGTAGGTGTAGTATCGGTGGCAAATCAATCATATATAACAGACGGTCGCTATGTACGAGCGTATGACCCAAATGGCGCATCTCCTTTTTCTGGCTATATTGATGTAGGCTCTGGGTGGACAATCGTATCTATTGCAGACTATGGTAACTATGTAGCAATCGTAGGAAATAACGGAAATACTAGTCGTATGTGGCTATGGAATGGGACATCTCAAGACCCAAGTTTTCAATATGATATTCGAGATACAACTGTAACGGCTATTATAAACGAAGGAGGCACTCTTCGAGTATTTACCTATGGGAAAAATAGTACTACTAAAATCAAAACTTTTAATGGAAGTAGTTTTTCAGAGGAAGCAGACTGGGAGATACCTACAACATTGTGTGCTTCTCCAGAGCATAATATGGTAGATGTATGGGCAAATCAAATCGTATGGATAACCCCAGACGGCTTTTTGTGGACATATGGTTCTCCAAAAAAGAACGAAATACAAAGTGGCGCACACAGAATAGGAAAAATGACTACTACATCTACATCTTCAGGATGTGTGAAAAACCTAGATAGCGACAAATTGTTTATTGGTATTAAAAGCACCCCATCACAAGCAAACATTTATCAAGTAGCAAACAATAGTACATATCAATTGGCATCTTCAAACATTAAAACTGCCTTGTATGACTTGCCACACGGTGCTTCAATTACAATGATACGATTGTATTTTTCAAAGTTTAGAACATTTACAAACAGCACTAGTAATTTTTGCAATGTATCTTTATATCACGGCTCAAATCCTATAGATTTATTAAATTATTCTGTACCAAATAACCTTGAAAACAATGATTATGTGCAATACCACCCTATAAAACGCTCAATACAAGGGCTTGATACGTTTTATTTGGATATAAACTTCTCATGTATTATCAAAAAAATAGAAATAGAGTTCACTTACGAAGACAATAGTATATAACCTTATTACATAATATATAATATAAATATGAATCCTACTTTCGGACAAAGAGGTGATGCCGTAAAAGCATACCAAAGAAAACTAAATGAACAGAATCAAGGTGTTGCTGGTTTTACTCCGCTTGTTGTAGACGGTATTTTTGGAGCAAAAACTCAAGCAGCCTCTAACTTTCAAATTCCTAGTACTACACCACTTCCATCAAGTGTATCTACAAAAGCAACATTTCAAGACCTTGCTTTGGCAAAGCCTGTTATGGGAGACTTAAATACACAACCTGTACCACCTGTAGATACTACTAGCCCAAAAAGCAATGCAGAAATAGTACTTGCACAACAAAATCAACAAAGTACTGCACAGCAAAACCAAGATAAGACTTTTGAGCAGATATTCAAAGATTTGTCTTCTTTGGAAAACAAAGCGGTAGATAATGCAGCGGCACTTGAACAGTCGGGATTTAATACAAGTAGAAAAGTAGCGCAAGACCTTGCAAATCAAATACTTGCAAACACTGCGGCGACCCAAGCTGAAAAACTAGCTATTGGAGGAAATGTTGGCGGTATTACAACAGCAGATAGAGGAGGATTTGAAAGTAAAATAGAACGAGAGCGTGCAATTAAAAACCTTAACCTTACTGCACAGCTTCAAGCAGCGCAGGGCAATATGGCACTTGCTAAAGAAACCGCAGACGCAGCAATAAATGCTAAATATGCCCCTATTGAAACACGCCTAGCAAACCTTAAAGAATTTTACACTCTTAATAAAGACAATCTTGACCGAGAACAAAAGAAAAACGCAGAGCTTACAAATGCAAGACTTAAGGACTTGGAAATAAAGAAAGCGGATGA